GCAAATAAACTTGAACGTAAATTTGAAGAAAATGGAAAAGAAACTAACGAAGGAACAAAAGGAAGAATTATTGAATAAGCCAACTATTGTCAATGAAGAGTTAATTGACATGGACAAAATCTCTGACATTAGTCGTGGAGAACAGTTGGTAGGTATAAACTTTAATCCATCAGCAAACAATGAGGTGGACACAGTGAAACGTGCATGTGCATATCTAATTGATGTGATTGAAAAGCATCGTGAGGATAGTAGCAATCATGGTACTCTTACAGCAAACAGAGAGTTCTTGATGAATCATGCTATTGGAGAAATCATCAATGCTCAGATGAATGTGGTTAAAGTGATTACTTTTAAATAATAAAAACACAGAAGAAGATGAACGCAAAAAAGTATACCAAAAAACCTGTAACCATTGAAGCATTACAATGGACAGGTGAAAACGTTTCTGAGATATTTGAATTTTGTAGCATGTCTTATCGCGCTATTATTAATCCTGAAACAAGCGAGATGGGTTTAATAATCCAAACACTTGAAGGTCCAATGACAGCATCAATAGGTGATTATATTATCAAAGGCATCAAAGGTGAATTCTATCCTTGTAAGCCAGATATTTTTGCATTGACCTATGATGATGCGGCACTTACTGAAGTAAAACCTGGTAAGTCTTTACATAACACTACAGCAAATGGCGCTAAGAAAAATGTAAAGGATATTCAATTCTGGGGTGATGGTGATACGTTTAGACTTATCAGCAAAGCATCATCAGAATCTGAAGGATGGATGAAGTCAACTAAAGCTATGCCTGCTGGAAACTCTGTAGTAGTTCAGGTAACTACTCAACAAAGAAATCCAGATGGAAGTTATAGCATTGGTGAAGCTTTGACAACTGTACCTGATGCAATTATCTCAGAATATTTAGACGCTGATGATAAGGTTGTTCACAGAACAATTACTCAACGTGCAGTCATTGATGCTGGAAAAGTTGCAGTAAGACATAAAATTGAACCAATAACATTTGCTGAAGATGGAAGTAAATAAGGTAGAAAAGAAATACAGATTGACTCATTATGACCTGGTTAAATATCAGGTCATAACTGAGTTTGTATTCTTTAAGAAAGAGAACCTTATTGATACTGATTTAGAATTGCTTACGCTTTTGGCGCTTGAAGGACCTGTGGAACTTACAAAGTTTTGTAATAATGCTGTAAAGAAAACATACCCTGATATTGCGCCTGAAGAGTTTGGTGTAAGATCGCAGAATATACGTAACAAATTGACTAAGCTTGAGAAGCGAGGTATGATAAAGAAGTCTGATAGTTACAAAAAGACTATTGAGATTGCAATGTCAGTGCCTGTTTTAAAGTCTGGTAATGTCATGTTGGACTATAAATTTCTTGCACTTGCGACCAATTAAACGTAAACAGCTTTCTGAAAAGGTAGCAGAAAGGTTAAAACTATCTTCTGAAACTGTAGATGAAATAGTACAGTGCTATTATAATGCTATTCAGAAGAAGTTAAGCAAATTAACTCATGCACATATTACAATTGATGGGTTAGGCACTTTTTATGTTAAGAGATCCAAACTTGAGGAAAAACTTAATATTTATCAGCAGGCCTTGAAAAAGTTTGAAGATATAGAGGAACCTACACTTAGCGAATACTCATCATTGATATCATTAAAAAATGATGTTAATATGTTTCAGAATATTGTAGATGAGTTAGATTTGCTTAACGAAAAAAAGAAGAACAAAGAAGAAGAAAAAAAACTTTACAAAACGAATAAACATGAGTCTGATAAAACTGTGGAAAGAAAAGGGTAGGATACTGGAAGGAGTAAAAAACAGTATCTTTAAACAAGAACACATTGAAGAAATAGCATCTTCAAGAATGTCAATTTGTGAAAGTTGTGAGCTTATAGATAGAGTTGGTACTAAGTGCTATATGGCAGGTACACAACCTTGCTGTGGTGATTGTGGTTGCAAGTTGTCATTTAAGACAAGATCATTATCTTCATCATGCCCAAAAGGCAAATGGAATGCTATCACCTCTGAGGATGAAGAGGATGCTATTATTAACAGTATAAAGGATTAACTATGTTATCATTTGAACCAGAAAACCATAAGTATAAGTCACTTGATCCAAACGATAATATTGATTGGATTAGTGTGACAACTTTGATTAGTTATTTTAAGCAGCCATTTGATGCGAAAGCTATAGCAAAGAAGAGTTCTAAGAGTAGTAAAAAATGGCAAGGTTTGACTCCTGAAAAAATAAGAGAGATATGGAAAGCTGAAGCCAAACGTGCTACTGATTTAGGAACCTGGTATCATGACCAAAGAGAACATGACATCACAAGTTGTGATACCATTAATCGTCATGAGGCTACACTGCAGGTTATTAAACCTATTGTTAATGAGAAAGGATATAAGGTAGCATCTTCTCAGAAACTTTTGCATGGTATATATCCTGAGCATCTTGTGTATTTAAGATCTGTTGGTGTGTGTGGTCAATCAGATTTGGTTGAGATTGCACATGGCCTAATCCACATTACAGACTACAAGACAAATAAAGAAATCAAAACACAATCATATGTAAACTGGGAAGGCATTTCGCAAAAGATGAACCATCCTGTATCTCACTTAGATGATTGTAACTATTATCATTATGCATTGCAGTTGTCTGCGTACATGTACATGATACAAAAGCATAACCCTACACTAAAACCAGGAGATTTAATTTTGCATCATATTATTTTTGAGACTGATGGTGAAGATCAATATGGATATCCTATTGTTAGTCGCACTGAACAAGGAGATCCTATTGTCAAAGAAGTTATTCAGTATAACTTACCATATCTTAAAGAAGAAGTTTTGGCCATATTTCAATGGGCAAAAGAGAATAAAGATGCGTTATTAAACTTCTCAAAAAATAAAAATAATGATTAAGTTATTTGACATACAAAATGGAGTGCTTGTTCCTACAGAACATTGCTACGCATTGAAAGCTCTTAAAGATATAATGGATATCTATCCAGAGGAATACATGAAAGTTTACCAATACCTATTTTATATGTCATGTCCTAATCCAGATGTTAATCCATTTTTTGACGTTAGAGAACATGAAAAAGAAGAGCTTATACTTACTCAGCTGCAAGCAGAGTTTTCTACTGAGGATGAAGATGTTATTATTGCACTTGCATTTTGCAAAAAGCTTTATGAAACACCTTCATACAGGGCTTACATGGGTATCAAATCTATGTTGGATCGTCTTGCTACATATATGGAACATACCCCAATACACCATGGTCGTGATGGTAATATCACACCGCTGGTCAATGCTGCAGCAAAGTTTGAGCAAATACGTGGCTCGTACAAAGGAGCGTATAAAGACCTTATGGAAGAACAAAAAAGCCAAGTTAGGGGAGGACAAAATCTTGCGTATGACCAATTCTAGAAAGATGGAACAGTTCATGTTTATAGTAAAAATTGAGCATATATCAGAAGGAAAACTTCTACAAAGAGAACTACCGTGTGTTCCATCAAGAGGTGATTGGTTAGAGATAGGTTCAGAAAACTTTGTAGTTAAAAATGTTTCTTGGAACTTATCTGACAGAAGAACAGTAACTTTACTAGTTGACAGACCAAAGTTTTAATATGTTTAGAGATATACCAACATATGATTATGAGCTTGAACAGTGGGGATACACTGCATTTGAGACTAAAGATGACCTTGCTGAGTTTCTTGAAGACATATTTAAAGAGCCAGGAAAGTATGACTTTGACGAGTGTTCAATTATGTTTAATGCAGAAGCTAGAAAGTTCAATAAGAATAGGTTATACTGTTTAGCACCTGAGCGTTCTAAAGATTTTATACATTACTGGGATACAGAGAAGGAGAAATGTAGAAGAGGAGTTATATTTAAGAACAAAGGTAAAACATGGTATTTGCCACGTGATTATTATATGTGGCTAAACTTCCTACCTATTTACAATAAAGAGGTAAACAGGTTTACATTTGCTGATGTGCGTGACGCACAGTATCACATGGCTCTTTATGAAGAGTTAGCTCAACTGAAAAACAAACATGCAGCAATACTTAAGAAACGTCAGATTGCATCTTCATATTATCATTCTGGCAAAATCATCAATCTATTTTATTTTGAAGAAGGTTCTGTATCCAAAATGGCAGGATCACTTAAAGATTATATCAATGAGAAAGGCACATGGCGCTTTCTTGAAGAGTATCGCAACTTCCTAAACAAGCATACTGCATGGTATCGTCCTTGTAATCCAGATAAGGTTCTCAACTGGGAACAGAAAGCTGAGGTTACACAAGGAGGTAGAAAAGTAGATATTGGTCTGAAGTCAGTTATATTTGGATTGGTACTTGAGAAAGACCCAACAAATGGTGTAGGGGGTCCATGTACTTTGTTTTTTCATGAGGAGGCAGGAAT